AGTATGCGCGTCAAACCTCACCTAACGTCGTAGGTAGCGATTGGAAAAGTTTAGGCACTATTGAGCCTGCCTTGCTCACTAACTGGCTACGTGAAGCAGGCGTTAATTGGAGCGATACCCACGCTATTCAAGAAGTCATCAAACGTAAACTAATGGACGGTGAGTTTGCCAAACTACGCATTTGGGGGGGTTCATGGTGAGCACTGATAAACGCACGGTTGCTTCTGCCCATACTCGAATTGATGGATTGGAAAAAGAGGTGGTGGAAATCAAAACCGAAATGAAAATACAGTTCAAAGATTTGTATAACCGCATCAAGCGTATGGAAGCAATAATGATCTGCATAACTGGTGCAAGCTTGCTGTTGCTCTTACGAATGACGTTTCTGAGCTAGGACAATGGCAATTCTTGAGAGTATAGCAGCGGCAAATGCGGCCTACTCTGTGATCAAGACAGCTCTCTCAAATGGCAAGGAAACAGCAGGGCTTATTGGCGCTGTAGGAAAGTTCTTAGGCGCAGAAGAAGATGTTAAAGACGCTATTAACAAAAAGAAAAATAACCCTTTACGTGCAATTGCCGGAGGTGAGCAAGGTGACTGGGAAGAGTTCCAATATCTCGAAGATTTAAAAGCCAAGCGAAAAGAATTAGAAAGTCACTGCCGATTATACGCACCTCCTGGCACTTGGGATAGATGGCAGCAGTGGCAAGCAGAAGCTCGAAAACAAAGGCAAGCCGCAAAGAAAGCACAACAAAAAGCTTATGAAGAACGGTTAGAAATAATCCAAATAGCGACGGGAGTTGTGCTTGCGGTTACGGCAGTTGTTATTGGTATTTTTTATTTAGGCAAGCATCTGGAACGTTGGTGATGTGGTTTCTTATTTGGATATCATTCTCAACTGGCGGTGGCTTGGAATACTACCAGGTAGGGAATGTTTATACGTCAAAAGATGCGTGCCTTGCAGAAAAATCAAAAGCAAAAACTTTAGTAACAGCAGCAACACAAGCAGTACATTGTTTTGAAGCTATTAGAGAGAAAAAGTAAGTGGGTGCTCTACGACAACAACGGCAAGGTGATGGTCATAACAAAAGATCGAGGCATAGCCTTAAAGATAGCGAGGAAAGCTAATGACAGAGTTCGACAAGGCAGACATAAACGGAAACGGAGTGATCGAAAAAGCAGAGTGGAATAAGCTTGCACTAGAAGATCGACGCCTAGAAATGATTGACCGTGATTTAAAACGCAATGCAGAGCGCAGATTCACAGGTTTTGCTTTAGCCGGTATGCTTATTTATCCGTTTATCATCTTGCTAGCGTCGGTGTTGGGTTTTGACAAAGCAGCAAGCCTAATCACAGACATAGCAAGCGTTTACGTCATTGCAGCGAGTGGCGTTGTGGCAGCGTTTATGGGCTTTAACGCCTATTCAGCAAAAGCAGAAAAAAAGCAAACAACCATGCAAATGGAAGGAGACTAAAATGGGTAAAGGAATGAAGCATTACTTTCGTGATGGCACTGAGCACAAAGGTGGGATGCATAAGATGCCAAACGGACAGTTGCATAGCGGAGCAAGACACACGGCTAACAGCAAACGCTTGTTTCACCTAAACGAACTAAGCAAAACAGCTAAAAAGAAAGCGATGAAAAAATGATACAATCTTTGATTGGCCCAATAACTGAGCTTGCAGGCGGTTGGCTCAACGCTAAAACGCAAAAGCAAGCAGCAGATGCAAAGCTAAAGCTTACAGAAGCAGAAGCAAAAGCCAAGATAATGTTAAGTAAAGAGACAAGCGTTGCTGATTGGGAAAGAATTATGGCGCAAGGCTCACAATCGTCTTGGAAAGATGAATGGCTGACGATTTTGTTTAGCATCCCGCTTGTGTTGGTTTTCTTTGGCGATACTGGACGCAACATTGTTGCAGATGGATTTACAGCCTTAGAGACAATGCCACAGTGGTATCAGTATACGCTAGGCGTCATTGTAGCCGCTTCCTTTGGTGTACGTTCAGCAACTAAATTCTTTGGGAGAAAATAATGAGTGACTTAAAGGTGCCTCTAGCCCTTGTTGTGGCAATCATCATGCAGACAGTAGGCGGCGTGTGGTGGATTAGCAGCCAAATGCATAAGATTTACCATCTCGAAGATCAAGTCAAAGAAAACACAGGTTGGATTGACCAACTATACGGCGATACCGAAGCTCTCATTAAGTTTGCAGAATTTACAGAAAATAAGTGGGCAGAAAGCTATGAGGCTGATGGCTACACCCGGCAATGGGGAACAAAAGCAGTGGAGTTAGATTGATGGCAAATAATTTTAAAAAATGTTTAGAAATCATATTAGAAAATGAAGGTGGGTTTGTAGACCATCCAAAAGATCCAGGCGGCATGACTAATTTAGGCGTGACCAGAGGTACCTATGAGCAATACATGGGCCGTCATGTCACTGAAGAGGAAATGCGCAGCCTGACACCTACAGACGTTGCGCCAGTGTATAAACAAAATTACTGGGATGCTTGTAAGTGTGATAAAATAGAAGATGAGGGATTAGCACTTATGACCTTTGATTGGGCTGTTAATTCTGGTGGTTCTAAACCGGCTAAATGTATTCAGAAATTTGTGTCTGCGAAACAAGACGGCGTGATTGGGCCTAAAACGTTAGGTTTGGTTGCTGAAAAAAATCCAAGGGAAATTATTGAATATATGTATGACAGCAGACAAAAGTACTACGAAAGTTTAAGGACATTTAAGACGTTTGGGCGTGGGTGGACATCTCGAAACAAACATACTTTTGAGCTGGCTATGGATATGTCGGAAGCGCAATAAAAAAGGGAGGCTGCAACCTCCCTTGATGCCTAGTCATTTCCGCTAGCCGTTAAGCTGGAGATGCAGAAACCTAGACTGCTATGGTTTGGGTGATGATTACGAAAACCCGGCACTCATAGCTTACCATATTGTTTAACTATTTGGCCGTAGCCTTGGTTTAACTAATCTTTCCTCATTTATGCCGCTAAAGACTTCTGTTTGCTCACAACGCAAATACATACGATTATCGCTTACGTTATCTGCAATATAGTCATACATATCAATCATATGATCCATTGACTCGATGCATTGCTCATAGCTGTTGAGCCAAAACCTTGCCGTTACAATCTCGCCTTGAAGTGTGTACGTTAAAAGCAAAGCTGTGAAATATGTAATCATAGCTAAGTCTTTCTTGGTAGTTCGTAACGTGAACGAATTTGGCTGACCGATTGCCTAGTTGTACCCATCACGTTTGCAATCTGCGTTTCAGACATATCCATGTGCAACATACGGTTTACCATTTTAGCTTTGGGGGTTAGCTTTAGCTTTTCATCACGATTAGCTTGTCGTGGTGGTTGTCTTTGCTTGCCGCCAAACAGCTTATGCATTGCTCGATTTTCAACCTCTGCCATCGCTTTCATCAAGTCTAAGGCTGAGAGGTTTTCGGCTGCTTTACCTTCCTCATCACTTGGCATCTTTAGGCACCCAATAAGCAACGTTGCGATAAAAGCGTTCTTCAAGGTATTCTTTTTCGCAAAGCATCTTTATTCTGCGTCTGATATTCTCACGACCAACACGCTTTTTGATGACTTGTTGACCGTTGATTTGTCCATTTGCTATATCGCGCAATGAGGGGTTTAGATTATCGTTTTGCTTGTAGAACTCCACAATAAAGTCGTAGATTTCTTTTTGCACCGGGGATAGTGGGTGTCTCATCAATGCACACTCCCCTTGTAATAATCGACCTCAAGCTTGCCATCTGTAATCTTAAAAACGTGATTATCAGTGTGCAGCTCTGCAATATCTAATAAATCCATACCCTCAGATAACGCAGTTGCAGCTGCTTTCTTAAAAGCTTCCCATTTACGCATTTCTGCCATACAGATTGCGAGGTTTTCAGCGAGATCAACCATGCTATCCTCGAAGTCTGGGCGTAGCGTTGCGTCCTGATCATCTTTGCGGAATTTTACCTTTACTACATTCATAGCAAAATCCCTCCCAAAATAAGGGTAAGGAATAGTATTGCAAATAATGAAATTGCCCCTATTATATCCCCAATTAGTTCTCTGATTAAGCTGATGTTCTGTTTAGTCTGTTCTGTTCGTTCAGTTAGGTCAGCTAAAACACACTTTCTGAACATATAAAGATAATATATATTATGCGAAAACGATTTAGGGGCTTGGGTTGAAGTTTGCCCCCTAACGTTTTGATACTTTTTCAGTAATTGCTCTACTGCGCTCAACATTGTTAGTACTCCTTTTTATATAAGTACCAGATACTCTTGCTCAAGTACCAAATACTCTTAGTCGTTCATGTCATCACGGGCCAATAGCTCGTCAAAGCCGTTGGTATTGAGATAGCCACTCCCATATTGATGGTTGTAGCCGCCTCTTTCCGCACCCCGTTCCCGAGGGTCTGTTGGAGTTATACAGTTCATGTCGCTGTTCATCTGCAAGATGACTTGCTGCGCCGCTAAAGTCTTGTCCGAAGGTCGAAGCTTGTTCGCGTCAGCGATGGCTTCAATGCGATCCGCGTGCTCCCTCAGAATGCTCACGATCTTGCGCAAGTGGTCAATATGCCAACAAGGTATTTCGACCCGCCTACGAAACTTCATAAGCCCCATAGCCATCTTTAAGACCGTTGGATTGCTTCTGCGTCGTTTCTGTCTCACTTCTGTATTTCTCCTGTATCTAAGGTTAGCATGGTAAAATTATAAAACAATGTGACAGCCGCACATATTTAATGTGTGCACCTATCACGCTTATTTGTGGGCTTTAAAGTACGCTCTTTCTGCCAATCGGTAGTTAAAAAATGCGACGCGCTCAGTGCTCTCAGTAAGACGCAAAGTCAAATCTACATAGTGTTCGCAGAAATATTTACCGTTGTTGAGCAGCCGTTCTGATGGCAAGTAATACCTCTGGAAACCCTCTTCTGTATTACGCAAAATGTATTGATTTTCGTGCATGGCTGACAGTATTTTACTGCACTGTGTTCTATCCATATCCAGATAGTCAGCCATCATGCTTACCGTCCAACCGTCTGGATAGCCTTTCTTGTTGAAGCACCAAAAAATTGTCTGGCGTTCGCGTGAGGCATGGATAAACCTTGCTATATCGCTATCCTCATTCCAGTTTTTCTTTTGGTGATACATTTGAATTTCAAGTTCGCATTGCGTCTCAACAAAGTCAGTAATCATATCCTCACGCATTTTGCGTAGCTCTATGCCATCAATAGGAAAATATTCAATCCGATACTTGTCTGGATGACGCAACAGTGTGTTATGCGCGTCGATAAAATCTTGTTCAGATTGCGGTTTAATTTGTTTATTCATCTTTGCCTCCTAAGCACGATGTTGCGAACCGTTGAGGCATACCAGACGCCTAGCGTATCGCGTTTATACCTAGCTTTGTCATTTGGCGTGGGTGTTTCTGTTAAGTTTAAATGGCGTGAGATAGCGGTGTAACCCATACCTGCCGCTAGGCAACGTTCTATCACTGGCCAAACGTCTGCGTCACGTTCTGCCGCAAGTTTGGCTTGGGCTTGATTGCCTAGCTTCCCAGACTTGCTAATATTTTTGTGCAAGCCTAATTTGTCAAACTTTCTGCCAGAGCGTTTGGCAATGACCTTCTCACCGGCATCGAGTTTGCGCTTTATATTGTCCAACGCCGCTTTGCTTGTCTCTGCAATACGTTTGCGTTGTATGTCTGCTGCCGCGCTCAGTACGTGCAACGAACTTTTGCTTATGGTTGGATCGTCTGCAACGGCAATACCAAGGTCATGCATTTCGACTTGATGCTTGAGCCAAGTTAAGGCTTGCCATTTGCGTTTGGTGAATCCAGAGAGCGAACTGAGTGCGAAAGTTGCGTTGTTGGTGCGGCAATACCTAGCGCACGCTAAAAGCTCCTCTCTGTCCTCTGTATCGCGCTTCTGACGCCCCTCTTGCTCTACAAACCATTTAACCTCTGCGCTTTGGGCTTTGGCTAATGCTTTTATTCCTTTGCGTTGCTTTTTCTGATGCTCCTCAGACGCACCAAAAATGAAGCCTCCATACTTCATGGCTAATTCCTCCAGTTTTTTAAAGCATATGAATGTTAGACTTTATGTCTAGTATTTGTTTTTTTTGCCTATAGTGATGGCGCGATAACCGCCTACACAGTACTCACAGTCCTCACCTACAAGCACTTGCTTTGCCGTTGTTGGTGAATACTCCCATCGAAATATGCGTTGACGTCCTTGGCAGACGCGACACACATGGTCGTAGTCAATGATGTGTTTCATTGGTTCCTCCTCTTTTCAATTTTTTCTGCTTTTTCTAAATAACTGCCGTGTTCGCCCCATTTGGTTGAATAAAGCAATCTATCTTTTGGATGATCAAAGACGAGGATGTTAACATCTCTTTTAAATGTAATGTTATAAGAGTCGGCAATCCGAACCGCATCTAAAGCATTTTTACACGCCGCTATCCAGTAGAAGCCCTCCTCTTTGTTAGGTTCTTTTTTCCACGCTTGAATTTCGTAATCTGCTTCAAACATTGTTTCTCCTTTCTTAAAATGGTGGTTCGTCATAGAGATGCGATGGCGTCCATACAACATGCACACCATGCATCTGGTAGATGTATTCCGTAAGTATAGAAGAATACATTTTGTTATGCGGTTAGTATTTTCTTGGCGTCTGCAATAAGTTTGTCTGCATCGTCGTAGTGATATTCTTCTGTATATTCACCATCTGCATCACGTTCACCAAACATAAATTGCTTCATTGAGCCGTCTTTGCGTTCATCAACAAACTCTGCCAAATCTGGATTTTTGTAATCAACCCATATGATGAGATGAAAGTCATTGCCAATGTCTTTGCCAATGCAAGGCATAGCATCGTTGTGCCATGAGTAATCCTCAAAGCCCTCACCTTTCAATGCGTTCAGTATTTTCTCAAATGACTCTAAATCGTCAAAGTCTGGAAATTCTTTTTTAACCTTGTTCATAATCAGTCCTCCCTACTCAATTGCTCATTAGCCCAATCAACAAACGACTGCATTTCTGCGCCGTATGCTATTCCATGATTACTTGCCGCTTGTTTCAATGCAGATGTGATCTCTAAAAAAAGCTCACCGTCATCACTGGCGTTCATCATCTCTACTGCTTCATTGAGAGCATCTATGTATTTCTGGTTCTCTGACACTGTATCTCTACTGTCTATTTACTGTCTCCTATTCATATATAGCAATTTGCTATCATTATACAAGTACTAAACACTATATTTTATAATAAAATGACAAGCACGGAAGTTTTACATGGAAAATCAACAAGTTACGTTGTTCGTCAGAATTGATGGTCAGTTAAAAACCAAGCTCGAAAACGAAGCAAAAGAGGATCGGCGCAGCGTAGCGTCCTTACTTCAGCAAATTCTAAAGCACAGATATGAGGCCGAAAATGGGGCTAGATAGAACCTATTGCGGTATTGATCCAGGCTACAAAACTGGTGGCGTTGCCCTACTCTGCGGAGATTGGTGCCAAGTCTATGATCTGCCAACATTTGCAGAAGGTGGCTTAAACGCTCACGAACTGAAAGACATACTGCAAAGCACGCAGATCGACTTCCTTATAATAGAGAAGCAAGGCGCAAGGCCAAAGCAAGGTGTTAGCTCTGCGTTTAAAATTGGCATGGGCTACGGTCAAATCCTTTCAACGGTAGGCGTGCTAAACATCAAGCACCAGATTGTCACGCCGTCTGCATGGAAAAAAGCGTTGCATATACCGGCAGATAAAGACGGTGCAAGACGCCTAGCCATCCAACAGTTTCCCAAAGTTAGCGATCAGCTAAAGCGCAAGAAAGATGAGCATAGAGCCGAAGCGTTGTTGATGGCTGCATATGCGAGGGCAGTAGAGTGATGGCGCACGTTGACCTTTGCAGTGGCATCGGTGGCTTTGCGTTGGGCTTTGAATGGGCAGAACTTAGCAAGCCAGTTTTGTTTTGCGACATCGAGCCTTGGAGCCGACAGATTTTAGCAAAGCATTGGCCAAACGTGCCGATTGCCGAAGATGTAAAGGAACTAGCCAATGACCCAACTAGGATTATTCACGCAATCGGAGACAGGCCAAGCATCCTCACAGCGGGATACCCCTGCCAACCCTTTAGTCAAGCCGGGCAGCGCAGAGGCAGTGAAGATGACAGACATATCTGGCCAGAAATATTTTCCATTGTTCAGCAAGTCAAACCAGATTGGATCGTTTGTGAAAACGTTTCTGGGCATATCACTATGGGCCTCGACGAGGTGCTTTCTGACCTGGCAGACAAAGCCAATTACGCAGTCCAAACATTTCATCTTGGAGCTGTATCCGTCGACGCCCCACATAGAAGAATGCGACTCTGGATTGTCGCAAGAAATGTGGGCAACTCCAAACACGATGGATCACCTACCCCAACGGTCAAAGGAAGCATTGGAGAGGCAAGCAAACACAACACGCAAGGGCAGAACAAGACCAGCCAATCTCAGAGAGCAAGTGAACCCAGAAACAGTGGAGGCGTGGGAAAAAGCTCAAGAACCACAGATGTGGCCGACACCGATAGCCTCAACAGGTGGGCCGTACAAGAACCACAAAGGAGACGAAAAGAAAATCCCATCAAGCGGCAATCCCCTAGCAACAGCAGTAGCGATGTGGCCGACGCCAAACGCAAGCGACAGCAAGCAAGCAAACATGAAAGACGGTCACGACATAAAGAAGGGCTATCTGCGAGGAGTGGTGAAGATGTACCCAACACCAACAGCAAGCTTGGAAAAACACAGCACCAAAGAAGCGTACTGGGAAAACAGAATACAGAAGGG